TTCTGTACCCGGGTTGCGAGTATAGATAAGCTCTCGTATTTCCTTAATAGTTTTACCAGGAAATAGAGGTGCAAGCAATGCTGGTGCATAAGTTGATTTTCCAACACCAGCCTTTCCAGTAACAAAAATGCAAAAGGGTTCGCGTGATCGTCCTTCCGCTTGTGATAATTCTCCATTAAGCTTACGACAACGAGTGACAAATTCTTCACTCTTCTTTGTTGGTGACAAACGTTCAGCTTGCAATTCAGCAAGCAATTTTCCAAGTAAGCCATCTGCCTTTGTTCGTTGTGTCTCGACAGTAATGCAATCTCGGTTTTCAGTTAAAGCTAAAACACGAGTTATTGCGCATTCAGTAAGAAGTTCATATGGTGTTCCAGACTTCTTTGTTAAACTATCCTCAATATATTTGTCAGCAGTCATCGAAATAAAGAAAGATTGAATAAATCGCGGCATAAAAGCAATCAAACCAATTGAAAGAGCCATGATACCTTTACCAAGAGTAAAAATAGCATTAAACTCCTTCGCAAATCCACTAAGTCGTGAAAAACCTCGTGAACTTGTAACAAATCCAAATATTTTACACATAAATGCATAAAATCGAAAATACAAATCCTTACAATAGTCAGTAATTCCAGCCTGTTTCTCTACTTTGGTAGCAAAGAAATCCTTAACTCGTCCATAGGCAATACTATAAACGGATGGGGCTGCTGGTTCTTCATCTCCTAAAACTCGATATTCAATTCCAATTGTGTTGTAAAACCATTGGAGAATAGTGCATTCATTATTCATAAATACAGTCTTAAGCTTAATAATTTTTGCAAATTCATTAAAAATGCCCAAATTCTTAAGTGTAATAACAAGTGTTAGTCCTAATCGTTTCCAATCAATATCTGCACCATTCTTTATATCATACAAAGTTAAAGCAAGTAAAGCACACTCAAAAGGGCGTGTTTTAACCAAATCCAAGACATAAGCAATTCCATCAATTAAGCCAATGACGCAGTCTCCTATTACAGAGCGCACTGTCATTGTCTTATAGTAATCAACAACAGACTTCTTAATTTTCATAAGAGACTGTTTGATAGAAGTGTATATACCTGTTTCAGTTCCTGGAGCCTCTGGTTTACTAGAGCCTCCTCCTTGCTTCTCAACTTTACGAATAGGTTGAAAAGGCGTTGATGTCTTTGGTTTTTCAGGTTCTTCACTTCCAAGTGGTGGATATTCAGTAGGTGAGATAGTTTTCCGAGTTTTAAATTCAGAAAATATATCACGTTTCCAAGCGTTCTTCTTCTTAGTAACAGCGTAAGTATTAACGAAATCTTCCATGGAGAGTTCTTTTTCCTCCTGGGGTTCATAACACTTATACTCATTACAAAGGCAAACTTCAGCCCATGATTCAGTGGGTGCGTGATTGTAAGATGTAAATTTACAAAATACACAGCACTTAACATCACATTCACATCCATTTCGTGTAACTGTGGCCATTGTAGTTCGGCCACAATTGCCACAAACATCATCTGTAAGTTGTCCTAAATGTTCTTTTTCATGATCGCAATCAGGAATAAAATATGACAATACTTTTTCCTTATAGGGACCAGTAACAACGTCATTAAACACAGGTTTAAAGACATTGAAACGACGACGATGTTTACACTTATGGGTCTTATTAAAAAGATAAAATCGCTCGCGAGAAGAAAGTTCTTGTAATTCAGAGCAATTCATATATTTAGAGATGTTACCCTTAACCTTTGCTGGTGGTTCAGCAGGGTGGCGAGCAGCATATTCCTTACGAGCTATTTCAGCAGCCCTTTTAGAAGCATGTTTTCTCTGTTGGTGTACAGGATCAATCGTCAGAGCTGCAGCTTGAGCCACAACTTCATCATGTGCTTCTAAAAGAAATTTATCATGATGGGCTTTGCGTGCTTGACGAGAAGCACGTTCTCTATCGTAATCTTCACGAGAGAGATCTTTAACACGAGGATCTACAGGTTTATCTCTAAGCTCCCAAGAAGGCTTTAGCTGTTTACTAGCCTTCTCAGAGGGTTCTTCTCCTGACTGTCTTACGACGCGTCTGGGAGCCAAAGATACCGGTAATTCGGGTTCTTGTTTTATAATTAGTTCGTCCTGAGTATGAATTAATTGATCTGCTGGAAATGGTATTCCATATGGTATACTATCAGTATTACCTAAGCAGTCAGCAATCAAAACTTCTAAATCTTGTTCAGGGTATAATAGGGCGAAAGCACAAGGTGGCATTGATGAACCTGAAATAAGTCGTAAAGATTTATCACGTGGTTCAAAGCTTTCAACAGTGTATCGATAGCCAATGTTTTGTGGTCGTCTACGCCAAGGAATACGTTGTAAAGTATTCTCTTCACCATCCTCAAGAATTGTTTCCAAGTTTCTACGAGATGGGAAATTGTCAAACGAGTATAAGTTCTTAGGAGTATACAGTTTGAAAGATGGATATACTGAACAGCAAGATCTTGAACGCCATTCACGAATATAATTAGTTTCCAGAGGTGTTAAATCGGAAAACTTGAGATTTCGAGCTTTAGTCATTTCTTGAAGGAGAAGTGATGGTCTCCATGTGTCAGAATCAGAATAAACTTCATCCGAGAAAATGAGGCGTTGAGCCTGGAAATTATAGATGTTTTGCATAATTTCTTCGTGGTAAATTTTGTTTTGTAATAAATTAATGTTTTCCATGGTAGTTTCAACAAGGGATGCCTTATCATTTTGATGGGCTGATCCTTGCGGAATTCTAGAAATAGGGTAAGCCAAGTCAGTTAAAGAGTTTGTAAAATCGGTTTCGGAC